CCAAATAAGGAATATATCTCATTAGTGTTGTCGTTAATCTTATCGAATGCGGTTCTTAACGGGTCCCCTGTTCCGTCATTTGCTGTAGTACCGATTCCTACTGATTGTTTAGCCATTTTTTATTCTTTTATATTTGTGTTGCGTCTGCTTTTATTGTTGAAGAATCAGCTTTATACAAATTGGTGTCAGCTCTTAGTCCAGCGGTAACAAAACAACTAGGTGATGATACCTCTGGGATGAAGAACGTTGTATAATCTTGGTCAACTCCCCAACTACCGTTGGTTTCCATCTCGCAATAGACTTTACCCCAATTTATTGTGTTTGCCATCCTTCTTTTTTAAGTAATTACTTAGTTTTAAAATGTTCTCTTTCTTAGGTTTGTATTGCTTCTTTACAGTACCCATCCTTGCCAATCCGTATCTTTATCAGGATATATATCCTCGTTATTATTGCTATAGTATTCTGGGAACTTAGACGGAGCATTAAAGTTCATATACTCTATAAACCTATTAGTATAGTATTCTGCGTAGTCTCTTTCCTTTGCTATAAGACTGTCTATCTCTGCTTTTTCTGGTAGAGACGAGTTCTCACTATTGTGTTTGAATACACCTCCGTTTGATATTGTATAGGCAGCAAATGGTAGGTATTCTGCCATAGCATAATGAATCAACATCGGTTGTACGTAATCATTTACCAAAGAAAGGTAATCACCCGTTAGAGAGCTAGAGGTAATATCATTTGTTATCTTGTCGTATAGGTCTGTCCCTAGAAAGTTTCTCACGTGGATTTCTTGTGCTAATTTCACAAACTGCAAGAATTTATCAGGGTCAACGTTACCGCTAAGGGCTGTATTCTTTACTAGGTCTCCTCTCTTTATAAATAGTGCTGTGGCCATTATTCTGCGTCTTCTATTTGTTCATCAATAGTTTCTTCTACATCTCTTTTAACTCCAGTTTCTTTCTCAATCTCACTATCGCTAACAGCGTTAGTTAAATCAGTAAACTCTAGAGGCTGTAGTGTTTTGAAGTAGATATCTAATTCGATACCGTTATACTCTAATATCTTCTCTAGGCAATCTATAATAGTAACCTGCATCGGACGAATAACAGTATTGTCCATAAGTAGTGATGCTGTCATCAACTCATCAGCATTATTACCTAAACCGCTATTATCTTTAATCCCTACCAACATCGGAGAAACAATACGGTGGCTTACCATAATCTTCTTCATACTCTCATCAGATAGAAACTGATATTGTTGGTGGGCATCATTTATAGTAACTGGGTCAACAGTTGCTGCAAGTTCCTTACTATCGTTAAATGCCAATATAAACTTACCAGCGTTAGATGTACCGCTAAACTTCTCGTAAATCGCTCTTTCTATAGCGTCACGCTGTTCCTTGTTAGGGGTGCCATTATTAAAGTTAATCAACATACTTGGCTGGAGACCATTCTGAATATTGTTAATGTGGTAATTGGCAATCTCCTCCTCTAACTCAGCGTATTGCAATCCCCCCTGATAATCTACTGGGGAGTAGTAATAAAACCCTGCTCTATAGGGACGGATGTACATAATCTCAATACCGTCTCTACTAGTACCGAAAGCAGCAATTCTTTTTGGTTTATCGTTCTTCTTTACCTCTGACCAGTCAGGAGCGTAGTAATATGCCTTTATTTCGCCATCAGAAGCCTTCTCAGCCCTTAACGTCTCGATAGGTATGTGTGATACCTCTACGATTTCTGAGTGGTCCTTAGAGTAGATTATTTGAAGTGCCGCTTGACCCATCATCTTGTAGTCGTAGCAAATCTTCTTCATACAATCTTTGTCAAACAATTGACGCATCTTGTCGTACTCACTAGGTTTTTCCTTACTATCGGTGGCATCTAAACCTCTACCGTAAATCATCTCAGCGATACCATTAACAGCAGCGTTGTTTGTCGGTGAACCGTTGTACCTATCTATTAGATACTGAAAGTATTCGTTGTCCTCACCATATCCTACCCAATCGTGTTTCTTTGATTCTACAACTTCTGGTGCCGTATAACTAGAAAGGTTTACAACGTGGATAGAATCCTTTGCCTTTACGGCAGGTTTGTTAATTGGTTGTGGTCTTCTTCTTGCCATTATAATATTATAAATTCGTTGTCGAAGCTATCTTCTTCGGTGTATTCGTCTTTACTTATGAAGTACTTATCGTAATCTGTTTGGTCCGTAGCGTATATAAGGCCTCGGTAGATTTCTGTTGTATCACTAGCTGACTTTTCTACAACGTATCGGTATAACGTATCATTAGTCAGAGTAAAGTCTCCGTCTAACACCATATAGTCATCCTCGGTTGTTTTCGTAGGGGTGACAGTTACTGTCTTCCTTGTCGATTTATCCGTAAGTTTGATAACAGGGTTGTCCGCATCTTCCCTTGGGATAATAGTCAGTTTCTGTGTTCCAGTAAGTGGTAGTATCTCCATATTATAAATAACTAATACCCTTCTGAATTGTTTTTACTAAGGTACAAAAAAAGGGGCTAAAAAGCCCCTTATTAAGTTGATAACCAATTTGATGGTTATACAGAACGCTGAGTTGACGCAGTTGCAGTTGCAGAGCTCATTCCAGCGAATGGGTCAGCAGCAGTTGGTGAATCAACAAAGTTAGGAGGCAAAGTCTCATTTGCAGTAAGAGTCATTGTATACCCTTGTAAATCCCCCATAGCTGTACCAGTAACCATAGTTCCCCCAGTTACCTCAGCTCCGTGTTCACGACCAACTAACATTACGCTCCCATCAAAAGTCTCTACAAAAACGTGAGGACGTCCGTAAGCCATAAGCTTAAGCTCTTTATTGTCCTCTTTTGTTAGTTTGTGTAGAGTAATATTTACTACTTGCTCAAAGAAAGTAGTACCGTTCTCCAAAGAAGTTTGGATATTCGTTTCTAAAGAAGAGTTCCCCTTAACATCGTATGTGTGGTAAGTGAAAGTTCCAGCTAAATCAGTTACTTCATCGTCAGTTAGGGTAATAGCACCTAAGTCTCCGAAGTCCACAAAGTGAATCTTTCTAATACCACCAACGGCATCCTTACAGGGTTTTAATCTTCCACCAGTTAAATCACAAGCCATAATTTATAGTATTAAAAAAGGGCAGGTAGGCTCAAGGCTCACCCACCCTTTAAAGTTATTTGTTTAGTTTATTAGTTAGCAGAGTTTACGATACCGTAAGTTACGATGTCATCAACAATACCATACTGTACACCTGCGGTGAATCGCATCACAACACGTACATTCTGAGAACCGTCTAGGTCTGCCATATCGATAACTTTCACCTCGTTGTGGTCAGCAAGTAGACCTGTACCGAAGAATAAGTTAGATTTCTCAGCAGCCATAGCTGTGTTATCAGCAAGACCGTTAGCAACGAATAATTTTACACCATCAAAAGAAAGTGCTCCGTTATTCCACCATTGAGTACCTTGTGCGTTTGTACCAGCAGCTCCTAGTCCAGAAGCACCGAATCCACCTAGAGCACGTACATAAGCACGAGCAATATTTTGAGATACGTATACGTAAAGGTCTTCACTTCCGTAAAGTGCAGAAGGAATTGCATCAACGATTTTTCCTAGCTCTGTAATTACGTTAGAAGCAGTTACAGTAGTACCAGTTACCTCGTTACCTGAAGGTAGGTCAGCATCTGCTGCAATCTGAGTAGAAAGACCATCAAATTGTCCGTTAGTAGATGTGTCACCTGTCCAGATAGAATTCTCAGTACGCTGAGCTACTTTTGCAGCAACGTGAGCGATTAAGAAATCAGAGAAGTTTGGAGGTAGTTCGTGGTAAGCAGAGAAGCCCATTTGTACAGCTTCCCAGTCAGATACAAAGTCTTTCTTACATAATTGTAAGTTAACTTGTTGCTCCTCTGGAGTGAGGATTCTCTCAGTAAGTGTCAATGTAGAGGTAGCAGAGAAATCACAAGTTGCATCTTTAACGATATCGTTAGTAGATACTTTCTTGATTACCTCTTTTAACTTTACATTTGGTTTTACTGTAATACCGCCATTAGCGATAGTAGACCCTTCTAGTAAGGCAGCAGCGATATATTGACCTGCAAACTCACCAGCGTAGGTAGTAGTAATTGAAGTAGTAGT